GTTCCGATTTACAACCCTTGTGTTAGAAGGGACTTTCATACAGGAATTACAACCTGTATTAAGATTACACGTTGCACCTAAAAGGAACTTAAGAAAGTGCTAATTTTTCCAGCCCAGTCAGCAGCGATAGGAGCATACTTGACTATAGCATCAGCAACTTTAGTTGCAGCACCAAAAATATCCTTAAGATGGAATGGATTTTCATGGAACTGTGGAACACTCTTACAGGCGATTCTTGCTTTTCGAAAAACGTCAGGATCACCTTGAGCAACAATTGTTTCCACCAAGCGTGATGAAGTTTCATATTCAAATTGATTGCAAATTGTCCACTTACCAACTTCTAAGAGGTCAGTACTCTCGACAACTATAAAGATTACCAACAAAGGTGATTTTGGGATTAAATTATACCCAAACCATGTCAAGACATCCTTTGTATATTCTGAAAAATCTTGCATATCATAATCAATTTCACCACTAGGTTTAAGAAAGCCATAAATGCCTTTCTTAGCATCAAATTCTCCATGATTTGGAACTCCAACGATTTTCTTGTAATTCGTCCAATCATCAAAATTAACTCCTTTCGGAGTTTGAGTCATTGCTACCGTTCCATTGGCAGTCAATGCAGCTGTTTTGTTTGAGTACATAATAGAAGCACCTAAGATTCTAACTTTGGAAACCAAAGTTCCATTCTCAAACACATCAGGGATTGGCAAATGAGCAAAACAAGAAGCTTGGTGGAGTATATAGAACGTTGTTGTAAAATCAGTAATCGCATCTGTTTTATTCGTTGTTCTAATAAACCATCTTCTATAGGCGGAATCAGAAAATGGACCTAAAGTGTTAAGGCCAGGGCCAGCTATTGCAGGGACAGATCCGTCCATTACAAAATTCTCTCCCTCCCATTTTTCAACGACAATATCAACTTGATGAGTACCATCAAGTGTTCCAGTGACATCCCATTTAAAGGTATCACCTGCATTGGCGTAAATTATTCCATTTATTCCGTCAGGACCTTTTCCAGAACCAAGTACAGAACCATGAGGTTCCCAGTTCTGTGGTTTGTGTGAAGAAAAGTAGGCAATTTGGGGATACAAATTCTCTCCTACTTCATTTGGCATCCACACTTGACCAACAATTGTGGTCGAAGAAGGATCGTTGACAAAATTAGCATCATACCTAGATGTTTCATTGTTTGTATTCGAGTCATACAAAACCGCATTTCTTGCTACATCTCGATAGAGAGCTCCAAACATTTCATTTGGATTAAGTTCACCAGTAACAGTTGTACCTGCCGAAGGCCAGGCTACATCAACAGTATTCGTTGGTTTAGCTGTTGTGGTTGGTTCACCAGTATATTCATCTACAAAACGCTCAGTCGGACTTGTACAAGGAGCACAAATATTAAGAACAACGTTTTTAACTTCAGCTTTCATTGCAGGTTCTTGCAAATATTTTGCTTCCCTAGCAGCTGAAATTTTATTCTGAATTCCAGGTTTAACTTGTTGCATTTTCACAGCCAACTTTGCAGTTTGCTTGGCAACACGTTGTTTAGCTCTCTTTCTCGCTTTGTTATTACGAGCCACTTTGTCAATAAGAATTTTCGCTTCTTCTTTAGCAACTTGTTTTACATGGGCTTTCTCAGAGGGGCGGTTCCTTGGCACTCTCTGTGGCATAGATTGATTTCCATTGAGCGAATGCATCAATCGGTTCCATGACTCAGCACGAGCAGCTTCAAAGGTCGCACCTTGCTGCATTGTTAATCCCTCAGGAGGTTGAGTTAGTCTCCTGAAGAATGGCTCTATAAATTTGTCAAAACTAGGCCTATTCATTTTAAGATTGGAATACTTCATTTTGAGTTTTTTGAAGTTATAATACTGTTCAAGAACAGTTAGAATCTTTCGAGTTGCTGACTCCATCGTTAAAGGAGTAAAGTAAGATACTTTACTAAGATCTCCTACAATCTGTTTATTGACGTTTTTAATATGATCTAAATTACCGTAAAATAATTTTGATCTGAACGCGTCACAGTCGAGATCATAAGAGCCTGATGGATTTCGATTTTGCGACTGTTGAGCAAGTCTGCCAAAATCTGTTCTAAATATATTTCCGTTTGCGGCGTGCATAAGTTTCCCCCATACTTCCGCAAGAACGGATGCATAAGATTCTTCAGTATCTTCAAATTTAGCTGCTTCAAACTGAGTGCAGAAGTTCGATAAGCACGGTCCAATCTCTTCAATAAAATGTGGGCCTGGTAAGCAAAACTCGACCAATACTGGGAAGAGTCGGTTACACCTTGTGAGATTTGACTCAGCATATGATTCAAAAGCCAAAGACTTAAGTCTTTTGCGTAATGCATCTTTAGGAGAGCGCGAAATTGGAGATTGCTTGTTCCCAAGCGTTTGTTTCTTTGCATCATCTTCGTTATTTCCAATAATGTTAAGTTTAGATAACTTTTCGAGTGTGCGAAGATCTTCGCTGTCCACTGCGAAATTTGCAGCATTATTATTGATATAAGTTTGAGCTGCACCTTGTTCAGCAGCGGATTTAGTCGAGCTGTTATAGCTAGAAACAATTTCTCCATCGATGGATAATTTCGCACAAAAGCCTCCAGAGATTCTTGCTTGCGTACTATAAAGTACTCGTTTATTTCTCTGTTGAGCCCAATGATTGATGATCCCCTTTGAATCAATAGCAGGTGTGGTCGTGGTATTTGGTTTTGACATTCTGTTACTTGTTGAAAGAACGTTTGTAATGAATTTGTTGACTCTATTGAGTTTGTAGATTCCAGTTTGAATCTTTTCAAGTTTCTGCGTGTCTAGATATGTATCTAAACATGACGATTCCTCCAAGGTCGTCAGGCTTGGAAGACTTTCCCAGCCAGTCCAAAAACTGACCGCCCACTCAAAAGATGGTATTAATTCATATTGGTGTTCTTTCGCAGTAAATAGTTCAGCAACAATATCATCATCTCGTCTCTTCTGTGTCCAGTCCGGACCATATACATGATCAAGTAAACGAATGAGTTTGACAAGTAGCAACCGGATTTTGTTGAATTCCTCACGTCCATTAAATGTGGATAAAACACATAAGTTGTAGAGTTTAGAGTAGTATTGCAATGCTTTTTCCACTGGTTCTTTCTCCAAAGGAGTACGTTTACCAGCTTTATAATTATCAAACACTATTGAACTCCAAATTCTATTCAAATTGAATTTCGGAACCCATGAACCTTGAAATCTAGTTATAGAGGCCCCCAAGAAGGATAAACCTTCCCAGGTGCTCTGTTCTACTTTATCATCATCTTCCTTGAGCACGAAGCCACAGAGCGAGTAAAAGTCTCTCCTTGTTTCATAGAGAGATAAAAAATCTCCTTTTTCACTGGCTTCAGTGCTGAATATTTGATCATCAGCGTATAGATCTACATCCAGGATTGCAAGAGCATCTTTATAGGTCTGTACATGAGGAAAATGGTACTTAATCATTGCCAAGACAATAATCAAATGTCCAATTGAATTATCCACAGATGTACTAGGATCACCACTCTTCATTCCAGTTAGTATTTCTAGGACTTGACCCCAGGGCATAATGACCGCTGAGTTGACGCATTGTTGATAAATAAAATCCATACGTTTGCTAAATTCTTCTTTTGACATTTCTGGTGTGCCATCAAATAGGTCGACTCTAAGCCTTTTACAATACTCTCTAAGTATTGGATTAAAGTGTTTATCCCATTTGGTGCAATCACCCATGCCATTCTTGCCAGACTTTTTCTCAAGTCTCCTTAAAAGACGATCTAGCCCTCCTTTTTGAAAGGATGCTCCAATCTTTATTGGCAATTCATTATATTTAGCGTATAGTTTCTTATTAAATTTCTGAACACAACGTAG